AAATGAGAATACTCTCAACGTGTTAAAAAACTTTTCTGGTATTAATCAGAATATGTTGATTCAACAGGGCAACACAATTAAAACTATTTCCGAAGCTCGCAATGTATTGGCCACAGCCGTGGTTGAAGAAGAGTTTCCACAACCTTTCGGCATCTATGATCTCAACGAGTTCATTGGTGTCCTTGGATTGGTAGATACACCTCGGCTTAAGTTTGCCGAAGAGTATGTTACCATCGGCGACTCAACCGGTCGCTCAAAAGTCAAGTACTTCTTCTCACCAGAAGAAACACTGACAACCCCGCAAAAAGATATTAACATGCCGGAAACGGAAGTTAAATTTACACTGACAAACGATACTCTCAACAAAATTAAAAGAGCCGCATCCACTCTTGGACATGATGAAGTATTGATTACTGGCAAAGACGGTGTACTAAGTCTTTTTGTGGTTGACAGCCAGAACTCGACGTCAAACGCTTTTTCGATAGACATTGACGGCGAGTTTCCTAATGATACAAACTTTAACTTTATTTTGAGTATTTCGAATCTTAAGATTCTTACCGGTGACTATGACGTAGAAATATCGAGTAAGTTGATTTCTTGTTTCAAACACAAAGATCTTAACGTTAAGTATTGGATTGCACTTGAAAAAACATCTTCGTACGGAGTATAATATGACTGAAGAAAATCAAGAACCAGATAAGATGGATCACCTAATGACATTGTCTAATCAAGTATCACGTTCATGTGTTGCTGTGATTGACGCTATGTCACAGCGTGGTGCAGTAAAGGGTGAAGAAATGTCAACCCTTGGTAAATTACGCGATGATGCTGTACAGATCATTCAGCTTGTTGAGACCATTCAACAAGAGAAAGCGATGGAGGAAGAATAAGATATTTACTTACTCAGTGTTTTGTGGTATAATTTTATTATGGAGTAGTAAATGTCTAATAACTTCCTTTGGGTCGAAAAGTATCGGCCGCGTACAATATCAGAAACTATCCTACCAGATAGTTTAAAACAAGTCTTTCAAAAGATTGTAGAGACCGGTGAACTTCCTAACATGTTGTTCACCGGCTCTGCTGGTCTTGGTAAGACTACAGTTGCCAAAGCTTTGTGTAACGAGCTCGGCAATGACTTTATTATTATCAATGGTTCCGAAGAAGGTAACATTGATACGCTAAGAACAAAGATCAAACAGTTTGCTTCCACTGTGTCACTACAGGGTGGATACAAAGTTGTGATTCTTGACGAGGCAGATTATCTTAATCCACAATCAACTCAACCTGCGTTGCGTGGATTTATCGAAGAGTTTGCCAACAACTGCAGGTTCGTACTTACATGCAATTTTAAGAATCGTATCATTCAACCTCTGCACTCTAGGTGTGGTGTGTATGAATTCAATACGTCTAAGAAAGACATGGCTCAACTTGCTGCTAACTTCATGGAAAGAGTTACGGCAATCTTAGAAGCTGAACAAGTTGAGTATGACAAAAGAACAGTTGCCGATTTAATTATGAAGTTTGCACCCGATTGGAGGAGGGTACTCAATGAACTACAAAGATATTCTGTTCTGGGGTCTATTGCTGGGCCTGTTTCTAGCACTAGTGGTGGATCCTTTGACGAGTTATATGCTCACTTAAAATCTAAAGACTTCAAAAAAATGCGTGGCTGGGTTGTCAATAACATCGACACAGATGCAGCTGCAATCTTTCGTGGTCTATACGATTCTATGTACGACAAAGTCGCACCACAATCTATACCACAACTTGTTTTAATCCTTGCTGACTACCAATATAAAAATGCATTCGTGGCTGATCACGAATTAAACGTAGTCGCATGTCTTACGGAGGTAATGGCTAATGTCCAATTCACTTGAACTTACACTTTACACACAGAACGGCTGTAAGTACTGTACACAAATGATCGCAAAACTTTTATCATGGAACTATAACGTTAAAGAAGTAAATATCTCTGGAGATAAAACCGCTAAAAACTTTTTGAAAGAAGAAGGTCACAAGTCTGTGCCTCAACTATACTGGAATCAAAAACATATTTTTGGTGGTAGTGTAGAAGAAGTAACTAAAGATCAAATAGAGGAGTTGATTGATTATGAAAACTATATTGGAGGTCCTACAGAATTTAGGTCCTGACTGGACAGCTTTTATACTTACAATGCAAGTTGCTTTGATTATGGGATACTTTGAATATTCAAAAACAACTATGTTGTTGGTATGTGTGGGCTTATATTGTTTTCTAAGATTTGTGCAAAGACCATGGAGTCATTATGACGACGAATCCCTTTGAATATTTAACTGCTATCAATGACACAAAGAAAGATGTTATGGTAGATGATATAGCCGAGAAAGGTTATAACGCTTTCATGGTCAATCGCGGCTTGTCTTACTTTAATGATACAGTCTTATTTGCAAATGAAATGAATTTGAATGCGCACTTGGATAACCGTTTACAATTCGACTTTCTTATAAATATAGTAAGAAGGCGGAAAAGATTTTCTAAGTGGATGAAACCTGAAACCGCCAGTGACGTGGAAGTTGTCAAGGAATATTATGGCTACAGTAATGAAAAAGCCCGCCAAGCCTTGACCCTTCTCACACCTGAACAAATAATAGATATAAAAAAGAAGGTGTATAAAGGTGGAAGAAAATAATATTGTAGAATGGAATCCTACATCTATGCTCGAAATCTCTTTAAACGAGCCAGATGATTTTCTAAAAGTTAGAGAAACGCTTACACGGATAGGTGTAGCATCTCGTAAAGATAAAAAGTTATTTCAGTCTTGTCATATATTACATAAGCAAGGCAGGTATTTTATTGTGCACTTTAAAGAGTTATTCTTACTTGATGGTAAGAAATCTAACTTAGAAGAGAATGACATTGCACGTAGAAATACTATTGCTCAACTAATGAGCGACTGGGGTCTTATCAGCATTGAAACACCTGATAAGATAAAACCTATGGCGCCGATGAGACAGATTAAAATCATTCCATTTAAAGAAAAAAATGAATGGGAATTGTGTCCGAAGTATAATATCGGAAACAAGTAATATATATAGTATTGGACATGCCTAACTGGGTGTCCGCTAAACCTTGCTAGTCAATAGGAGGCAAATATGACTGGAACATTCGCATATCCGCGAAACGCATTTCTTGGTTTCGACCACATCTTTGATCAACTGGAAAATATTCACCAGCACTCAAAGGATACCTATCCACCACACAATGTCATTAAAGACGAAGAGATGAAATACACTCTTGAAATGGCTGTGGCTGGTTTCAAACAAGAACATATAGACATTGAAGTCAAAGATCACATCTTGACTATTAGTGGTGATCGGCCACAGCGTCGTGAACAAAACGCGTATGTTCACAAGGGTATTAGTGCTCGCAACTGGAAGAAGTCATTTAGACTGTCGGAATATACCGAAGTAACCGGAGCTGATCTTGTAGATGGAATTTTGACTGTTAGTTTAGAAGTCATTCTACCTGCAGAGAAGTTGCCTCGTAAAATCACAATTGGAACTTACGAGGGAAAAAATGACAACACTAGTTCTGAACTACTCACGGAGTCTGCTTGACGTATTTAAACCACCATTTAAAGCAATTGGTGATTTTTTCACGTCACTCGGTACAGCAGTAAAAGTATCTAGGCAAATCGAAACTAATCAAAAATTAGCTGTGTTGCTTAGACACGAGTATCCGCACGAAAACTATGACGGTATCGTTGCTATCTTAAACGATAAAACTCTAAGGGAGTACTACAAATGAAATGGCTAAAATCAATTTTTAGTATGCGCTTTAGCGACGCAAAAACTGGTGGTTGGCCTGGTACGCCAATGGGGCAGCCGTTGAAGTATCGTGAATCGAGTTATACACTCGCAGAACTCGAGCGTAGACTTACTGCTGATATAAACGGATATGGAACAAGATACTAATGAACCCTAAAACCGTTAAACGCATTAGTGAGTATCTAAAAAGAAAAATATAAATAAAAGGGAGCAGGGCGACTTGCTCCTTTTATTGTTGGAGGTAGTATGCAAGGGACAGAAAGATACTGCAAAAAATGTGGCCACCGGTGCCACTGTTTAACGACAGACTGCCAAGAATGCCACAACGATGTGTGTTATGGGTGTGATTGCGACTTACCAATAAGAGATATACCTGACTCTTTTACAATGGAACAAACTTGATATTAATTGCAAATTACAGAACAGGTTCGACTTGGGTTTCTGAATATGGTTCAAGAAGTCCTGGATTTTATAATCTAAAATATCTATATGGAGATGATTATCCATATGGGTCTGAATTATTTAGAGTCGACTGTTATGAAAACTTTACTTCAAATAAAAAAGATCTAGAGATAGAAAGAGGTGAAGGTCGAGAATATTTTATAAAAATAATGGTGAAGCAATTACAAAATAAATACGCTAAACATTTTGAGTTACTGGAATGGTATAAACAATTTTATAAGAATACTGAAAAAATTAAACTTTATAATAATAACGTATGGCAAATATTTTTAAGTGAATCTTATCAAGATTTTATAAACTGGAAATGTGCACACTATTATGAAATGGAAAATTATGTTCCAGCATTTCCTTATACTGTAGACACAAATATAATTACACGTTTTGCAGAAAAATATGCTAACTATATAAAGTTTGATTTATATGATACACTACTTGATTTCAATGATTTAACAGAAGAAATGCTATCTTCATATTTTAAAGTAGATAAAATCGATAGAAGGCATAATAAAATAAACTATGAAGAAAATATGACAAATGATCCTATCATTTTAAAAAACATGTTACACAATGAACTAAAAAAGAATGGATTAAATATAAATGATTATGTGTTATAAAGGAGAAAAAGATGAGACGTAGGTTTAATAACGTACAAGAAAATCGTAGAAAAAATTATATTAAACAACGTATTAGTCAGCTTATGGATGATATGAATAAAGCTCACAGTGAGCATGATAAAAATTGGTATAACAGACTAATCCAAGAATTAAATTGGGTTCAGCAAGCAGACAGCAAGCCGGACCGCAACTGTTACATGGAAGTAAAAGGAGCTACGTGGTAATGAATATCGATCAATTAAGAGAAGAATTAAAAATTGATGAAGGAGTTAAGTATGAGATTTATCTCGATCATCTTGGTCTCCCTACTTTTGGTATCGGCCATCTTGTTCTTGAATCAGATCCGGAGCATGGAGAACCAGTTGGCACTCCTATCTCAGAAGACAGAGTTAACGAATGCTTCGATAAAGACGTTGAAGTTGTGTTGGGAGACTGCAGACAGCTCTACGATGACTACGACGAGTTGCCTGAGGAAGTCCAACTAATCATTGCAAATATGATGTTTAATATGGGTAGACCTCGTTTATCTAAGTTTAAGGGTATGAAACGCGGTGTAGACGCTCGCGATTGGGATGCGGCTGCAGACGAAATGGTTGACTCAAGATGGTATCGTCAAGTAACTAATCGCGCCGATCGCTTAGTTGAAAGAATGAGAGCGGTTACGATATCAGAAATACCTGTCTAATGATTGAAGTTACAGAAGCAGCGGTCGAATATCTAAACAAGGTCAGAGGTGACGATTTTGTTACTCTTGGCGTTAAGGGCGGTGGCTGCTCTGGTTTCCAGTACGTATGGGATTTTAAAAAGAACTGGCCTGATGTTACATGGAGCGAACCATATGGCGGGGCATTGGTGTTAGATCCTAT